TGAGGAAACTATGAATCAAGTTCGCGCAATCTACGCGGCGATCTCCAAGAAGATGGCCGCAGCAATCACCTATACCGGCGAGTTCCTGCACGCCTATCTGTTCATCTACATGGTGCGCACCGGTGGCATCCTCTTCGAGGGTGACCCCGAACCGATCATGAAGGAACTCAAGCGCATCGGCGACCAGGTGAAGGAAGTCGGCGAGAAGGCGCTGAAGGAGGCCGAGAAGGCCGGCGAGCTGTCGCAAGACACGAAGAAAAAGGTCGATGAACTGCTGGTCAAGCAGGGCGAGCTGCAGGCTCGCCTGCAGGAAACGGAACAGAAGCTCGACAAGCACGCCACCGGCCCTGCATCGGTCGAGTTGAAATCCATCGGCGGCCAGGTGGTCGAGTCCGACGAATTGAAGGAATACGTCAAGGAAGGCAACTTCAAGAAGAGCATCACCATTCAGGTGAAGGCGGTCACCAGCGCCGCCAACAGTGTCGGTGCTGCCGTGGCGCCGGATCGCCTGGCGGGAATCGTGACCCTGCCGCAACAGCGCCTCACCGTGCGCGATCTGCTGTCGCCTGGCCGGACCTCCTCGAATCTGATCCAGTACATCAAGGAAACCGGCTTCGTGAACAATGCGGGGATGGTCGCCGAGGGTACGAAGAAGCCCGAGTCGAGCATCACCATGGTCGAGGCCCAATCGGTGGTGGCGAAGATCGCGCACTTCATCAAGGCCTCTTCGGAAATCATGAACGACTTCCCGGCCCTGCAGTCGATCATCGATACGCGCCTGCGCTATGGCCTGGCGCTGATCGAAGAAGCCCAGCTGCTGAAGGGTTCCGGCGTGGGCAACAATCTGAACGGCATCTATACCCAGGCCAGCCAGTACGCCGCGCCCATCGTGATCAACAATCCCACGCGCATCGATGTGCTGCGCCTGGCCCTGCTGCAGGCCGAGCTGGCGGAATATCCCTCCACTGGCATCGTGCTGAACCCTGCGGACTGGACCGCCATCGAGCTGCAGAAGGACTCCACGGGTGCCTACATCTTCGCCAATCCGCAGTCCACGGCGCAGCCTGGTCTGTGGGGCCGCCCGGTGGTCACGACCAAGTCCATGACCGTCGACGAGTTCCTGGTCGGTGCCTTCAAGATGGGGGCGCAGATCTTCGACCGCGAGCAGGCCAGCGTCACCATCGCCACGCAGAACGAAGACGACTTCGTGAAGAACCTGGTCACGATCCTGGCCGAAGAGCGCCTGGCGCTGGCGGACTACCGTCCGGAAGCCTTCGTCAAGGGTGACCTGACGCCGGCGGCCTGATCGCCGCTGGTCAATCTTTCAACGTAAGACCGGTGCCGTCAGGTGCCGGCTTAGGAGAATTCAATGGATGTGAAAGTTATTGCGCGTCAGTCGCTCATGCATGGCCGCCTCGATCTGCGCAAGGGCCAGGAGGCCACCATTCCCGAAGCCGTGGCGGCCGAGCTGGAGCGTGCATCGCTGGTGAAGCGTGTGGCCAGCGAGCCCGTTGCAGCGGCAGCACCCGCTAAAGGTGGCACCGCAACCGCCCGTGCCGGTCGCGCCAAGAAGGAGTCGCCTTCGGCCGCTGGCTCTCAGCCTCCCGCGCCGGTTGGCGATGCAAAGCCGATTGCTCTCCAAGCAGGCGCGAGTGCCGGCAATCTGACCGATGGAGCACAAGGCGGTGAAGGTGGGCAGCAGGGCGACATTGTGCAGACGTCTGCACAGGACGCCGACGGCCCGACGGTCGACCAGACTCCTCCCGCTGGGCGCGAAGGATGGCGCTGAGCCGGATGCCGGCACTGGTGGTAGCGAGGAGGATTGATCCATGCCCCTCGTTTCCCTTGATGTGGCCAAGATGCACTTGAAGGTAGACGAGGTCGATGAAGATGCCGGCATCGCTATCTACCTGGGGGCGGCAGAGGCGACCGCCTTGGAGTTTCTCAATCGGCGGGTGTTCGAGTCGGAAGCGGCGATGTCGGTAGCCGTCGCCGCTGATACGGCAGGCGAAGCGCCCATCGTGGTCAATCCTGCCATCCAGGCGGCGATCCTGCTGATCCTGGGTCATCTCTACGAACACCGCTCGGACGTGGTGGCGGTGCGAGACATTTACGAGCTACCGCGCGGATCGCAGTCCCTGCTGCAACCGTATCGCAAGTGCATGGGGGTGTAATGGCACTCGATGAACCTATGGCCGGCGAATTGAATCGCCGGATCGAGATCCGGCACCGGCAGGATCTGCCACTGGCCGATGCCGAACTCTCGCATGAGTTCGGGGGACAGCGACGCCGCTGGGCCAAGATCGAGCCGGTGGGGGCGGCCACCTATGCCGGGAGTGTGCAGATTGAGGAGAAGGTGACTCATCGCATTTTCCTGCGGCGGATCTTGGGCATCACCACGGACCATGAAATCGTGCATGGCGACCAGGTGTACCGGGTGCGCCGGTCCATGGCGATGAACGGCGCGCCGCGCTTCACCCTGCTGGAAGTCGAGGAGCTCTGAGATGGCAAAGGATCAAGGCTTCTATCTTCACTTCGAAGGCTTTGACGGCTTCGACAAGAAAATCGATTTCGACAAGAAACAGATTCGCCGTGCCATGCGGCAGTCGGGCCGTGCGGTCCAGCAGGCCGCGCGCAAGCTGGTCGGCAAGTCGATGCGCTCCCAGCCTGGTGCCTATCCCGGCCGCCGTACGGGTCGGCTGCAGCGCTCGATCAAGCTGAAGGTATCGCGTTCTGGCTTCCTGGTCAGGGTGGCACCGCAGTTGACCTCGGACATGAAGCAGTTCTATCCGGCATTCCTGCACTACGGCGTTAAGCGAAAGCCGGGCGGTAAGCGCAAGGCAGGAGGGAAGGGCGGTGGCAGCAATCGCGTTGAGCCGCGCGGGAACTACATGGTCGACGCGCTGGGGGATCGGAGTGAAGAGGTACGCCGCATGCTGCAGTCCGCCTTCGAAAAAGCCCTCGTTATCAAGTAAGGACATCCCATGAAGCTGAGTCCCGTTGTCGCGCAGCTGCGCGACCGCGTGCCCTTTTTTGCGCGCCGCATCTTTGGCGGTATCGACTGGGAGGCGCTGGAGGATAGCGCCAAGCTGGCCACGCCCTGTGCCTATGTGATCGTCGGCGATTCAGATGCCGAGCGTAATAAGTACCAGAGCCTGGTCGCGCAAGACGTCACCGATCAGTTTGATGTGGTCGTGGTGCTGGACGCGCCGAATGGTCAGGACCTTGAGCGCATCGATGACGTGCATATGGTGCGCAGCCTGTTGGCGTTGGCGCTGGTCGGTTGGAAGCCCATGCCGGACTTTGATCCCATCGAGTTCGTCGGAGGTCAGCTCATCCTGCAGAACCGGTCGCGCATCGTCTATCGCTTCTCCTATCTCACCGAGTTCCAGCTCGGACGGGGAGATGCGGCGGGACCGGCCGAGAACTGGGGCGATGTGGTACGCGATGAGCTCCCCAGGCTTGAAGGCATCAAGTTCGAATTGGACGCCATTGATCCGATGGCGGACAAAAACCTGAAGTACCCCGGCCCGGATGGGCGTATTGAAATCACCATCAACCAGGAGTTTACAAGTGAGTAATGATCGCTCCATTTTCGTCAAGCCGGGCGAGGGCCGTGTTGTCCATGACCCCGAGCGTGGCGAAGATCTTCCGGCCGAGGGCCGGAGCGTCCCGCGCACCGCCTACTGGGTGCGCGCCGTGAATTCCGGTGACGTTGTGATCGCGAAGAGCGATGACGCCGCCGGTACCGCAAAGCCTGCTGGCAAGTCGGCAGCCAAGTCCGCAACGGATGAAGGAGAGTCCAAATGACGGTCCCGTTCAACAATACGCCGGCCGATGCCAACGTGCCGCTGTTCTACGGTGAGATGGACAACAGCATGGCCAACAGCGCGACCTCGACGCTGCGTCGCCTGTTGATTGCACAAGTCAACGATGACCAGGTGCTGCTGGTCAACCAGCTGCAGCCCATGGCGCGCGTCAGTGATGCTGTGGCCTTGGGCGGTGCCGGCTCGATGCTCGCCACCATGTACACCGCTTGGCGCAAGTCTGATCCGGCCGGCGAGGTGTGGGTGCTGCCGGTGAAGGTGGTGACCGGGACTGCGGCCGCCGGCAAGGTTACCTTCGCCGGTAATGCGACCGAGGGCGGCGTGCTGAATCTGTACGTGGGCGCGACCCGCGTGCGTGCGACGGTGGTGACCGGTCAGACCGCTGCAGAGAGCGCTGCGGCCATGGCCGCTGCCATCAATGCCGCCAGCCTGCCGGTCAAAGCGGCTGCTGCTGCAGGGGAGGTCACGTTGACCTGCCGCTGGAAGGGTGAGACCGGTAACGATATTCGCCTGGCCATGAACTTCAAAGGCACCTCGGCCAACGAAAAGACGCCGGCCGGTCTGACGGTCACCCTGACGAACCTGACGGGCGGCGCCGGTTCTCCGGATCTGGTGTCGCTGCTGGCGCTGGTGGGTGATGAACCGTTCGAATTCATCTGCCATCCCTATTCGGACTCGGCCAGTCTGGATGACTTCAAGGAGTGGATGAATGACAGCTCCGGTCGCTGGTCCTTCGCCCAGCAGCTGTGGGGCCATGTCTACACCGGCCGCCGTGGCACGATGGGCCAGCTGTCGGCATTCGGGAAGGATCGCAACGATGCGCACATGACCATCGAGGGCTTCGAGCCGACCAAGCCCGATTTGATCTGGGACGACGTGGCCGCCTACACGGCGCGTCAGGCAGCGTTCATCTCGGCCGATCCGGCGCGCCCCACGCAAACTGGTGAACTGGTCGGCTCCACGCCAGCGCCGTCCGGTGAGCGCTTCGTCTACCTGGAGCGCAGCGCCCTGCTGAAGAACGGTATCGCGACGCAAAAGTATGCGGGTTCCGCAGTCCAGATCGAGCGTGCGCGCACGACTTACCAGCGCAACAGCTACGGCCAGCCCGACGATTCGTATTACGACTCGGAGACGATGCATATCAGCGGGACGGTCATGCGCCGCCTGCAGTCGATCATCACCAGCAAGTACGGGAGACATAAGCTGGCCAGCGACGGCACCAAGTATGGGCCGGGCGATGCCATTGTGACGCCCTCG